TCGTCAGTTGCTCGGCGAGACGCGAACGAGCGTGCCCGTCAAGGTCATCGCGGTCCACGGTGGCGGCGTCGGCGCCGCCCCTACGGTCGACGTGCAAGTGATGGTCAAGCAAGCCGATGGGGCCGGCAACGCATCCTCGCACGGGATCATCTATGGCATCCCGACCACGCGAAACCAGGGCGGTGGCGGCGCGGTCATCAACGATCCTGTCGTGGGCGACTTCGGCCACATGGTCGTCTCGGATCGCGACATTTCGAGCGTGAAGGCGAACGCCGGCGCCGAAAGCAACCCGGGCTCGTTTCGCCGCCACGATCTCGCCGACGGCGTTTATCACGCCGCGATGCTGAACGCCACGACGCCGACGAACTTCATTCGGTTCACGCCGGGCGGTGGGTTCAAAATTCAAGACAGTTTCGGCAATTCGATCACGACAAGCGCCGCGGGAATCACACTGACCGATTGCAACGGCAACGTCATCGCCATGAAGGCCGGATCAATCGCGACCACGACGACGAACTTGACTTCGACGGGCGGCATCCAGGCGGGCGTGGGCGGCGGCGATAGCGTCACGCTACAGCATCATCTTCACGCGGGCGGGCCGCCTCCCGATGCAGGAACCTAGCCCATGACGACGGCCGCGCCTCAGCAAACCCTCCTGTTAGATGTCGCCGCATGGGATCTCGCGCTTGACGTCCACGGCAACATCGCCGTCGCGAGCGCGCCCTACGCGATCGCGCAAGACGCCGCGAGCGAGTGTCGTCTATTCCAGGGCGAAGCGTACTATGACGTGACCCGCGGGGTTCCGTATTGGCAGCAAATCCTAAGCCTCTCGCCGCCGCTTTCGCTCGTTCGATCCTATCTCGTCCAGGCGGCATTGCTCGTTCCGGGGGCGATCACCGCCAAGGTGTATTTCACCAGTTGGACGAACCGCGCGCTCGCCGGCCAAGTCCAAATCACTGACGCGAACGGAAACACCGTGGGGGCCGGGTTCTAATGACGACAGGCACCGCCGTTCCTTCACCGGTTTTCGGCCCCCTCGGATTCATCCCGCCCGCCGAGACGGCCGTCCTGGCGGGGGTGACGGCTGACCTCAACGCGGCTTTTGGCGGCGATCTCAACCCGTCCCCGGCAACGCCCCAAGGCCAGATGGCGACCAGCCTCGCGGCCATGATCGGGGCCGTGAACGATCAATTCTTGCTGTACACAAACCTTGTCGATCCCGCGCTTTCATCCGGGCGCATGCAGGACGCAATAGGGCGCCTCTATTTTCTCGCTCGCATCCCGTCGGCGCCTACCGTCGTCGCCGCGCTTTGCATCGGCCAGACCGGCGTCTCGATCCCCGCGGGCGCGCTCGCGCAAGCGACCGACGGCAACGTGTACGTTTGCACCGCGGGCGATACGTTCCCCGCGAGCGGGCAACTCACGCTCCCCTTCGCGTGCCAAGTGCCGGGCCCCATCGCTTGCTCGGCGGGAATGCTGACCACGATTTATCAGGCCATCCCCGGGTGGGATTCGATCTCAAATCCGACGGCCGGCGTGCTCGGAAATCTTGTCGAGACGGCCCAGGCGTTCGAGGCTAGGCGATCGGCCTCCGTCGCTCAAAACTCCCTCGGATGGCTATCGGGCGTCGTCGGCGCGGTCTGGGCGGTTCCTGGCGTGCTCTCGGTCTTCGCCGCGGAGAACGATACGAACTCGCCCGCGAGTTTCGGCGGCGTCACGCTCAACGCCAATTCGATCTATGTCTGCGTCGAGGGCGGCGCGGCGCAAGCCGTCGCCCAAGCCATCTGGACGCGCAAGTCGCCCGGATGCTCCTATACCGGCGACACGCTCGAAATCGTCTACGACACGAACCCGCTCTATCAGCCGCCATATCCGGCCTATTCGGTCTATTTCGAGACGGCGAAAAACCTCCCCTTCGTCGTCGCGGTCGCCCTCGCCAACAATGCCCAGGTTCCGTCCAACGCCGCGACGCTCGTTTCTCAGGCCATCGTCAACGCCTTCGCCGGGATTGACGGCGGGCCGCGCGCCGCGATCGGCGCCACGCAATTCGCCTCGAGATATTATGCGGTCATCGCCTCGCTTTGGCCCGGCGTTCGCATCGTCTCGATCTTGCTCGGATCGACCAATCTGACGGTCGCGAGCGTCACCGGATCGATCACCGGAACCACGATGACGGTGACGGCAGTTGCCTCGGGCGCGCTCGCGCCCGGCCAATCGCTTTTCGACACCGGCGGCGCGATCATCTCCGGAACCACGATCATTTCGCAACTCACCGGCACGACGGGCGGGACCGGAACGTACACCGTGAGCGCGTCGCAAACCGTGACCTCGGAATCGATCCTCGCCGTCGTCGCCTCGCAATTCGAGGTTTCGGTCAACGTCAATCAAATCCCGGTCGTTAGCGCCGCCAACGTGACCCTGACGCTCGTATGACCGGCCCCGCCTATCCGCCGTCACCCGGGACCGGGACGCTCGCGCCCGGCTCCAATGGAATCGGGGAATTCACGATCGGCGTGAGCCAGATCGGCGACATCGAGCTTTTCAACTTTTGGGACACGATATGTTCTCAATACGCGAACAGCCCTATCCTGATCGGCATCTTGTCGTCGATGAACGCCGCGCTCGATCAGACCGCGAACTTTGAAGCGTTCTTCGACAACATCTGGAACATCGCGAGCGCGCAAGGCTATGGCCTCGATGTCCTCGGGCGCATCGTCGGCGTGGTGCGCGTGCTCAACGTCCCCTCCACGAACTATTTCGGCTTTCAAGAGGCCGGCGCGGTCGGTTTCGGCGGGGCGCCGTTCTTTTCGGGCGTCTCGTCAACCGACAATTACGTCCTCGATGACGAGACGTTCCGAAATTTGATCCTGGCGAAAGCCGCGGCGAACATCACGAACGGCTCTATCCCGGCGATGAATGCGATCCTCATGGGTCTCTTTCCAGGGCGCGGGAATTGTTGGGTGTCCGATGGTCCCCCGCCATCCGACTATTTCGGCTTTCAGGAGTCGGGAACGGCGCAAGGGTTCGGCCAAGGGCCGTTCTATGGCGGCCAGACGATTCCGAAAATGGTCATCCAGTACAATTTCAATTTCTCGCTGACCAACGTCGATCTCGCCATCATCAATTCAGGCGTCCTGCCGAAACCGACCGGCGTCGCCGCGTCGATCGTTCTTGTGCCTTCGGAGTAGCAGCCGTGCAGTCTTCACAAATCCCGGTCAAGTTCCAAATCCCGTTCGCCAACTCGGCGGGCGGCTCCTACACGCGGCCGGTTCCGACAGCCTCGCAGATCGGCATTGTTCCGTTCGCCGCGAGCCTGACCGACGGCTTTCCGCCGCAATGCTTCTCGCCCGGGGGCGCACCCGAGGGGCAGGATTTCAACGGCCTCTTGAACCAAATGTCGGCTTGGCTTCGTTGGGCGCAAGCCGGCGCTCCCGTCACCTATGACGCGACGTTCTCAACCGCGATCGGCGGCTACCCGATCGGCGCCTTGCTGCAGAAGGCCGCGACGCCCGGCGCGTTCTGGTATTCGACCGTCGAGAACAACACGTCGAACCCGGATGCGGCCGGCGCGGGATGGGCGACGTTCGCGAGCGGCGGCGGGGGCGGATCGTCCAACGCGAACGGCCCCTATTATGGCGTCGACACCGGCGCCGCGAACGCGATGGTCGCGACCGTCTCGCCGACCTTTGTCTCGTTCGCCGACGGCCAGATTTTCGAGATTACGCCGGCCGCGACCAACACGACGACAACGCCGACGATCAACATCACGCCCGTGGGCGGGTACGCTCTTGGCGTGAAATCGATCATCCATTCCGACGGGTCCGCTGTCCTGACCGGCGAAATAGTCGTCGGCTCGAAAATGCTCATGGCCTACGATTCGGGATCGGCGAAGATCGTCCTTCTCGGCATGACGCCACAGCGGGCCGTCGCCAGCGCGCAATCGGGCGCGACGAATTGGATCACGGGCGGCACGTTCGGAGGCACGGCGAACGCGCTCACGGCGTCCGTCTCTCCCAATCCCGCGGGCGGCCTTACGGCCGGCCTTTACGCCGAGGGCCTGATATCGACACCGAACACAGGCCCGGCCAATCTGACGCTCAACGGCTACGGCCCCTATTCGATCCTTCGCGACGATGGGTCCGCGCTGATCGGCGGCGAGCTCGTGGGGCGTAAGTCGTTTCAGTTCGACGGTTCCTATTGGCGTGTCGAGGTTCCGGCCACGGCCACGACGACGACGCAAGGCGAAGGGCGAACGATATCGGCGGCGGAAATCGCCGCGGGCGCGTCAAGCTCCGCGGTCGGCCCGCTTCCGGCTTGGATGCGGATCGAGGACGTGAAGGCGATGAACCCGCTCGCGCCGAGCGGGGCGCTCCCGATTGGCTCATGCTTGACCGCCACCGCGATCACATGGACATCGGCAACGCCCTTGGCGGATTCCATTGGCACAACCTACACCAGCACGTCGGGGGCTGTTTCGACGGCGAAAACGACGATCACCAGCAATGGGACGCTCATGCCGGCCGGTCAGGTTTGGGAAGTTGTTTC